TTTTTTGATAAGGACGGCAATCAAATTGTTTTGACTAACAAACACATTGATATGTTTTACCATGGACCAGAGATAATTAATTCGCCATGCATAAAACTACCAATGGCGTATTACTTTGAAAAAGATAAACACATATTGAATGGTTGCTGGAAATATGAAAACGAAAAAATTGTGTTTATTGCGTTTGATAACTCTTCAAAAATATTCACACCACAATGGACATTTTAAAATATAGCCAAAAATTAATTTATGTGTACATGTTATGCGTTGCAATTGGCAGCATGTACATGGTGTCGTTAATACAAAACGATAATCCAAACATGTTGCGTTGTGACATCGCAGAAATATCGCCAGACTTTACAACAGAGCAACGGCAAATATGCCGAGAAAAACGGAGAGTAAAAATTGAACGCGAAAAAAGCCAAGGGACTACGAAAGCTGATAAAACATGCACACAAGAATCTGAACGAACATGCGTTTAAAGAAATGGGAATAGGATTGAGTGCAGCACAACTAACCGTGGCAGGTGATACGCAACGGGGACAATACCTCGCAATGAAGCGATGGATAAAGGGAGAATACAAAAAATGACTAACAAACAACCCGAAGCCCTGCGGCTGGCTGATTGGATTGAACGAGGAAATTACAACCACGAAGACGTTACAAAAGCCGCCGCCGAACTACGCCGCTTGCATGAGGTGAATGCTGAGTTGGTGGAGGTGTTGAGAAAGATAAGCATGGGCGGCGATCCACGCTGGGCAGATGATGCTTTAGCCAAAGTTACAGGAGAACAACAATGACACCAAAAGAAATCAACGAATTAAAGAAATTGCACAACCAATATCAAGAAGAAGGCCAAAAAGTCTACGCCTTAGTGATGGATTTGCATGAGAAATGTATGAACTTGCAAAAAGAGATTCAAGAGGCCGAGGGTGATGACTATGATCCAATCCCGCTGATCTTTGGCGCAGGGTTTTGGATTGACCCTGATCTGTGAGGCAAGCCATGACTATGCACACTTACCCATTAAACGATTTGCGCGAACACGAGACGGATAAAGGCGCATTTTGCTGGTGCAGACCGGAGTACGACGAGGAGTACGACTTATACATACATCGCAGCTTAGATGGGCGCGAAGAATATGAAGAAGGGAGAAAGCCTACATGACCATCACACTAACCCGCGAGGAAGCGCAGCAGGTGCTGGATGCGTTGATTAAAACAAATGCAGAGTGGAAACATCTCGCGGATTCTGGCGATGCCGGGAATTGGGCTGCTGAAGATCAAGATCACTATCAGCAATGCGACACAGCAATCGAAACCCTCCGCGCCCGACTCGCGCAGCCTGAACCAGAGTATCGTGATGTGGTAATTAAAGGCGATCTATGGCGCATTGAATTTCTGCCAGACCATGCCGCAAGCGTAGTGCTTGTGAGGGCGAACTACGAAGCGCAGCCTGAACCGGAGCCGGTGGCAGACAAGTACCTAATGGAAGTTGAATGCACAAAGTGCGGTGCAAAGCAGGATGGCATCTTGACCGTCAACGCCCCACCACAGCGCGAATGGCAGGGGCTGACGGATGATGAGAGAACTTATTTGGCATGGGAGTCAAATAACGGGCCGCATTGTGTTGCGATGACCGAAGCCAAGCTGCGGGAGAAAAACATTTGATCCGGCAGTCGCTATGGCGGAAGCGCCAGAGCCAGCCTCAAAAAGTTGTTGCCTTCAGCGCAACAGAAGAAGATAATGCCGCCCATCAACCACCACGAAAGGAGGACGCCATGTACGGTAAAGGTAAAAAGCCGCCCAAGCCACCGAAAAAGTGAAGCCGAAGGGCAAAACTATGATGGTTCCCTTAAACGAGCTCGGGCGTCGTATCGGTCAGCATCACCACAATGCAAAGTTCACGGATGAAATCATCGATAAAATCCGGGACATGCGCGAAGATATGGCCATGACATACCAGCAAATAGCCGAAGCCGTCGGCATCTCAAAGCATGCTATTGCCAAGATTTGCCGGTACGAACGCCGAGCTCAAACACCTCATCGATGGATAAAGGTTATTAAAAATGAAAAAGGAGACTGAGCCAAAAAAAATCGGACGGCCACCTGAGCCAGTCCCGAAAGACAAAGCCGATGAGATCTGCGAATGGATTACGACCGGCAAAACACTGCGAGAATGGTGCCGAAACAATAACATTCACTATTCGACCGTTTATCTTTGGATGGGGAAAGACAAAGAATTTGCTCAACGCTTCGCGGAGGCGCGTGATATTGGCGCTGACTGCATTGCGGATGATGCGCTTGAGATTATTGACACGCCGCCTGCAATGACCGGCGGAGACAATCCAAAGTTTGACAATGCTCATGTCGCATGGCTGCGCAACCGGGCTGAGTACAGGCTGAAGCTGCTGGCCAAATGGAACCCGAAAAAGTATGGCGACCGCATGGTGACCGAGCACACAGGCTCGGAAGGCGGACCGATTCAGATCAGCGACAACGAGCGCGCGGCCAAGGTTAAAGCCCTGATCGCCGCGGCAAGCCAGCGCAAGACCAAATGACGGTCGATGAATTCGATCCTGAAATTCTGCAGTACCTTACGCCTGAAGAACTGGCGGAGCTCGATGCTCTGCTGGCTGCAGACAAAACCATTTGGCGACCATTACCCGGACCACAATCCATGGCTTACTATTCCGAGGCCGATATCATTGGCTACGGAGGTGCAGCCGGGGGCGGCAAAACAGATTTGGCCTGTGGCAAAGCGCTCACGAACCATCGCAAAGTAGGCATCTTCCGACTGAATGGCACCGAACTAACCGGCGTCATCGACCGGTTTACGGACCTGATTGGATCTCGCAATGGCTACAACGGCCAGAACAACATCTGGCGCACTAAGCGGACCGACGGCGTCGACATCCAAATCGAGTTTGGATCGTTTCCAAACCTTGGCGACGAAAAGAAATACCAAGGCCGGCCACATGACCTGCTGGTGTTCGACGAAGCAGCCAACATGCGCGAGATTCAGGTGCGGTTCCTGATGGGCTGGCTGCGTACCACAGATGTCAATCAACGCTGCCAAGCACTGCTAACCTTCAACCCGCCAACGACCGCGGAAGGCCGCTGGATCATCGCCTACTTTGGTCCATGGCTGGACAAGAAACATCCAAACCCGGCAGAGCCCGGCGAGCTCCGATGGTTTGCGACCGTTGATGGCAAGGATCTTGAGGTCCAATCGGGCGCAGAGTTCGAGCACAATGGCGAGCTGATCAAGCCAATGTCGCGGACTTTCATTCCGTCGCGGATCAGCGATAACCCTTACTTGATGGGGACTGGATACATGGCCACACTGCAGGCAATGCCTGAGCCGCTGCGCTCACAAATGCTCAACGGCGACTTCAGCGCCGGCATGGAAGATGACCCGTGGCAGGTTATCCCGACCGAATGGGTCGAGATGGCGCAGGCCCGGTGGGTAAAGCCGCTCAAGCTTGCGCCAATGGACAGCATGGGCGTTGACGTTGCCCGAGGTGGCAAAGACCAGACCATCATCGCCAGACGCCATGGCATGTGGTTTGACGAGCCCTTGGCCTATGCTGGCAGCGCCACGCCTGATGGGCCCACTGTGGCTGGGTTGGTAGTCAGCGCGCTACGGGACCGGGCACCAATACACATCGATGTTATCGGCGTCGGATCAAGTCCCTATGACTTCCTGAACGAATCAAACCAGCAGGTGCTCGGCGTCAACGTGGCCGAGGCTGCGCTTGGGCTCGACAAGTCTGGCCGGCTGCGGTTCAAGAACCAGCGGTCCGAGCTGTGGTGGCGCATGCGTGAAGCGCTTGATCCTGCCAACAACACAGGCATAGCGTTGCCGCCTGATCCACGGTTATTTGCTGACCTGTGCGCGCCGACATGGAAATTGGTGGGCCAAACCATCTCGGTGGCAAGTAGGGAAGAGATACTCGAGCGCATCGGTAGATCGCCTGACTTTGCGTCGGCGTACTGTTTGGCGCTGATGGACACACCAAAACGATCAATTGCGATGGAATACGCTCGTCGCAATCAGAAAGAGGACTACGATCCGTATGCAAAACTTTAAGTTACTGGCACAAGGCATCAACATCGAACCGCTGGTGCAGGCGCTCGATGCTCGGCCTGACATGTGGGATCAGATCACCATCCGGCAAAACTTCCCCGGCACTGCTCACGCTGACACGCAATGCATCTACGTTCGTGGCCCAGAAGCATTTACCTACGAAAAGTACATGATGGATCTTGGCAGTTACGATTACCCTGCTGCGCATGTTCTGCGGGATGAACTGGTGCCAATCATGAAGCCGATTATTGAAGACATTCTGCAGGCAACCGAGGTTGGCCGGGTGCTGATTGTGAAGATGAAAGCCGGCGGGAAGCTGGTGCCGCATGTCGATGAAGGCCAATACGCCGACCATTTCTCAAGGTTTCACTTGTGTCTAACCGGTGGGCCCGGCAGTACGCTGACTGCAGGCGATGAGTCGCAACATTTTGCGCCGGGTGAGCTGTGGTGGTTTGATCACAAAGCCGAGCACACGGCACAAAACGATGAGGCTACCGACCGAATCCACATAATCATCGACGCAGTTACACCATTGTTCCCAATGCCACGGTGCCCGTATGAAAACGACAAGCCCATAATGTCACGGGAAAGTGGGGCACGAACGACCGAAATTAGGCTGTCTGATGTGTCTGAGATGCAGGCATTGGCATCAGATCTTTTTTCTGATCATTGGAATGAGGTGGCAAAAAACAAGCATGTGATGGTGTTGAAACCTGACTGGACAGCATACAGGCTGCTTGT